CACTTGCTGATCCTGTTTTGGACTTTGCTGCCAGAAAGTTTGGCGATAAGTTTTCCAGGTCAGTAGAGACTGAGATCAGGCGCATCACTGAAGCAACCCAAATGACGCCAGATGAGATAGTGCAGCGCGTGGCGGCTGGTGAACCTTTATCGGAAAACCAAGCATTGTTAAGTTCTGTACGACTGCTGTATGCACAGGGTGGTCAACCAGCCAGCATTTTGAGAGGGTCATTGGGAACCAGGCCAGAGGCTTTGCGGGAAGGTGTAATGGCAGACATCCAACAGACCTTAACTAGCGACATCAGAGATCCCAATGTTCTGCGTGGATTCAAGGCATCTGAGGCAGATCGCGTTGCAGCAAGAAATCAACTCTATGAGCAGGCATATACGTCTGGTGGAATCATTACCCCGGAAATGCTGGCTGCTTTCCGCGAGGCACTGAAAAGAGCGCCTGATGCTGCTGAAAACATCAACGCATTGCACCTGGCTCGAACTGGTCAAAAACCATTCTTTAAACTTGATTCTGCTGGGGAGATTGAGTTCATCAGAGCGCCAAACATTCAGGACATGGAGACTGCCCGTCGCGGCATCCAGACAACAATCAACAGCAAATTCAAGTCAGGCCAGGGTGATGTTGGGACAGAGTTGAAGCCTTTTGAGACAGCATTGAGGCAAGAGATTAACAATTCCTCTCAAGCACTGAAAGATGCCAGGGCTACTGCTGCCAGTAATAAAACCACGACAGAATCATTTGACGCTGGAAAGAAAGCCTTTGGCAAAAGTCCAGACGAAATTGAGATTGAATTTGAAGCTGTTGTGGCAAAGGGCGAGGATGCTGTTTCTGCTTATCGGGCTGGGGTCATGGATCAGTTACGATCAAAAATGACAATGGGCGGCAGAACAACAATGATGAGCAAGCTGGAAGACGCTAATGCAAAAGAAGGTGCAATTTTCAGAATTGTTTATCCGCAAGACAAGGTGGATGGAATCCTAAAGCTGGCAGCAACAGCAGCACAGTCTCAACGCGCTGCCGGGAAGGTCATGGGAGGATCAGACACATTTGCTATGCAGGCCGAAGCTAAACAGCAAGGTATCAACATTTCTGGTCAGGAAGTTTTGACTGCTCTTAGCGGAGACGGTTTTACTGCTGCCAGAATTTTAGGCAAGTGGATGCAAAAGAATGCGCCTAATTTGACGCCAGAGCAAAAACAAGAAGTCGCCAGAATATTGATTTCCACAGACAAAGATGTGGTCAAAAAAGCATTGATGGATAACTCAAAGTGGGATGAGATACAACGCAAAGTTAGAACAATTGGCAGCAGCATTACCCGTACGACACCGGGCCTATTCAATGTCCCGGCGCAAAATCTAAGAGAAATGTTCTCTCAATAGGAGATTGACTATGGACTGGCTCAAACAGATTGCACCAACAATCGCCACCGCACTAGGTGGCCCCCTGGCTGGCATGGCGGTATCAGCTATCTCCAAGGCCATTGGCGTTGACGAAGAGAAGGTTGGAGATCTGATCAACAACAACAAGCTGACAGCAGATCAAATCGCACAGGTCAAGCTGGCTGAGATTGAATTGCAAAAGCAAGCGCAGGAGCTTGGTCTTAACTTTGAAAAGCTGGAAGTCGAGGACAGGAAATCCGCCCGTGATATGCAGGCTACAACTCGGTCAATGATGCCGCCATTATTGGCTAGTGCTGTGACGCTGGGATTTTTTGGCATTATGGTGATGATGTTTTTCAACCAGATCGACAGCAGCAACCCCGCCATCCTGATGATGCTTGGTTCACTCGGCACAGCCTGGACGGGGATAATCGCCTATTATTTCGGCTCTAGTGCTGGCTCCCAAGCCAAGACTGATTTGCTTTCGAGGAAGTGATGGCAACCAAACCAAAATCATCAGTCAATGCGGCTGGAAACTACACCAAACCAACCATGCGGAAGGCTCTGTTTGAGTCTATCAAGGCTGGGACAAAGGGCGGTGATCCAGGCGAGTGGTCAGCGCGTAAGGCTCAACTCTTAGCAGTGCAATACAAACAGAAAGGCGGTGGATACAAATGAGCAAGGACAAACCACACTACTTGCCAGATGGCAAGCTGTACAAGGGTGACACACACAAGGTTGGCAGCAAGCTGATGACAGGTGCAAAGCATACGCCTGCCAGCAAACCCCTGTCGCATACACCGCCAGCTAAGAAAAAATGATGGATGACAAAGGCGCGTTAATTGAGAAGGCTACGTTTGCGATACTACCGTTGCTGTTCAGTTGTGTTGTCTATCTAATGTCCGCCTTGTCGAATCTCAACCATGAAGTCACCATCCTCAACAGCAAGATCAGCCTGGTGGTGACCAGCGACAACAAGCAAGCCAGCAACTCAGGTGCTGAACTGGCAAGGGAAAAGTTGCGACAGGATTTAGAAAAAGAGATTCAGAAGAACCGGGATGACATCATGCACAACCGACAAGAAATTGCCGTTATCAACACTCGGATTGAGAAGAAATGAAAGCCCCGCAGCAGTCGTTGAAGAATTGGAGTGACCAGAAATGGCGCACCAAGTCTGGTAAACCTTCATCTCAAACTGGTGAACGCTATTTGCCAGAGGCTGCTATCAAGAGTCTCAGCAGTGCCGAGTATGCTGCTACCACCAAGGCCAAGCGTGAAGGTACAAAGATGGGCAAGCAGTTTGTCAAGCAACCCAAAAGCGTAGCAAAGAAAGTGGCGGCATACCGATGAAGACTCCAGCTTGGCAGCGCAAGGAAGGACAGAACCCGAAAGGTGGACTCAACGCTGCTGGACGGGCAAGCCTGAAGGCGTCTGGTCAGGACATCAAAGCGCCTGTAAAGTCTGGTGACAATCCTCGAAGGGCAAGTTTCCTGGCTCGAATGGCTGGCAATGATGGGCCAGAATATAAGGACGGCAAACCTACCCGCTTGCTGCTGAGTCTCAATGCCTGGGGCGCATCCAGCAAGGCAGACGCCAAGGCCAAGGCCAAAGCTATATCCGCGAGAAACAAATGACACCGCATTTCACACTTGCCGAACTCACGCACACTGATCACCGTAGCCTGGACAACACACCAAACGCTGCTGAACTGGCGAACCTGCAAAAGCTGGCTGAGTTTCTGGAGACAGTCAAAACCACGCTAGGCGGCAAGCCAATAATGATCAACTCAGCGTTCCGCAGCAAGGCTGTTAATGACGCCGTAGGCAGCAAAGATACCTCTCAGCATAGGCAAGGCTTGGCAGCAGATTTCCGAGTGCCTGGGATGGCTCCTGATGCCGTTGTGAGGGCGTTGCTGCACTTGCCCTACGACCAGATCATCCGCGAGTATGACGCCTGGACGCACATCAGCATTGCTGACAAACCCCGGCGCCAAGCGTTAATCATTGACCGCAGCGGTACACGTTTGTTTGCGTAGCAGGCTCATGGCATCCCGCAAGTCTTGCCGTAGCTGCTCAAGCGCCTCTTGCTGGGCCTGTAGGCGCAGGTAAGCGTCTAGGGCGAACCTGTCCAGCGTTGTTCTCTCCCAGGCTGCAAAGTTAGGAATGTCTGTCAATTTGATTCCTTATCCACTGTGGCCCACCGAGTTGCAGCAGCTTGACCCGCTGGCTCTTAGTCAGCCTCAGTGAGTAGACCACCATAAGTTCGGCGTCAGCTTTTTCTTTTCGCCATTTGATCTCGCGCTCGATGCGCCTAAACTCATCGTCTTCAGTAACCATTTTTAGCTTTCAGTTTAGCTTCTGCCCATAAAGCGCCAAGAGCAAAATAAACCCCGTGATCGTCCTTCTTAGCTTGATAGTCAATCTCCGTGTCCGTCAGCCCCTGCCACTGGCGCTGTGCCAAGGCTGCTTGCGATCGCACCACTTCTGCCGAAAGAATCTCGGCAACATCGACGCTGCCGTAACCGCCGCCGTCTATGTCATCACTGTCGTCAGCCGCGCCATTTATCTGATAGCAAAGGCTGCGTGCCAAAGCTATGCTTCCGCGCTTCCTGTCTGCGTACACCTGCGTGTCGTCGTCATCCCGCACCTTGGCCTGCGCTGCTTGGCGTTTTGAATCAAATCCTGTCATGTGTTTCCCCTTGCTCGGATGGCTGCGGCCAAATCTGCCGGGTGCGTTGATTTGTCTACGTTCTCGCAAACAATAGCGGCTGCTTTTATCCCGTCCTTGTAGCCACAGCGGTAAGCCTCGGCAGTGATGATTTCTGCTTTGTGGGCGGCAACAAGGTTGGCAAAGCGCATTAAAGCCGGGTGGTCAGTCATGCCTTCAAACCCAGCCTCTCGCGCCATTCGGATGAGTTCTTTTTTGGTCATATCACATACCCCACGAAAACACCAATCACCAAGATCACGCACAGGACGGCCACGGCAACGGCAGTGTCACCCCAGCCCCACGCAAACAGGTCTTCTACTTCATCGTCGTTCATTTCAATTCTCCAAGTTGTGCCTGTAAACGTTTGTGAAAGCTATCCTCGCCGTCATCACCACTCAGCAGCCAGTCAATTCGTTGTGCGTAAACGTAGCCCATCTTGAGTGCCTTCACCGCCACCTCAAATTCGGCAATAGTTTCAGGGCTGTAACGGTTTCCGATGTTGTCCCCCCATTCATTCTTTTCGGTGCTGTCGTTAGTCAGTATCTGACTACCTATGTCATCTGCCATGTCCAGCATAACGTGTTGCTTGTAGTTAAAGTGTCCGCCACTCATGCTGTCTTCTCCTCAAAATGAGATTGAATCGTCATCATCTTTTGGCAAGCCCTGGTACTGCTCTTTAGGCTTGGGGTCATTCAGATATGCCCAACCGTCCCATCCGCCTTCCTTTAATGGGATAACGTCCAGCTTGAGCATCTCGCCTCGCTGCGTCTGGATAATGCTGCCGATACGCTGATAGCGGTTTTTTTGCTGGCCTTGTGCATTTGTGTATGTGCCGACGATGCAGCTAATTTCTTTAGAGATTGCCATGATTTCTTTCAGTAAGTATGTTGGTTGCTGATTTCTTGAATAACTTGGTCGTAATAGACTCTAGCCGCTTCGACTTTGATTTTGATTTTGTCTTCCATTACCAAGTCTCGGACATACGGCACGACAGTCACGCGCAGTTCTCGATTGATGTGGTCAACCTGGTGGAGTGATTTGCTTTCGTAGCCAATCAAGTCTTCTGGCGTAGAGACCAGGCAATAGGCAATGTCTGCCCGTGGCTTGTCCCACAGCCACATATAAGCGCGCAGCTGCCACTCATAGCCCTTGTCGTCACCCTGGTCAGCCAAGACGGGAAAGGTTGTCAGACACCAGCTGCTCTTAATGTCAATAATCCTGTCATCAGCAACAATGTCAGCCTCGCCAGTTATCCAGTCGTTGTTTCGGCGCTCGGTGTTTTTGCTGTGGCTGGTCAGGTGGACAGCGTTATATAAGTCGATGGATTCGTCTTCAACCTGGATGCCCTTATCCATGTATTTATTAGTCACTCGCTCATCAAAACCATAGATGAACTCTTTAGCCAATTTGGTGACGTAAGTCTTAGCCCCGACAGACAACTCTTCTTTGCCTTTGCCATCAGTCATAAGGGCGCTCAGTGCGCTGGCTCTAAATAGGATGCTCATAGTGTTGCTTTCTGTAAATCTTTTGCTTTGGTGATTCGATCTCGGGCGTCAGCATCATTACCCACTGTTTTGATGGCCTTGAAGAATGCTTCTTTAAGCAGGTCGTGCGTATTGGATTCGGCAATGTCATCCAGAAGCATATTGATAGTGGCGTCTGTCACTTTGGGTGTTGGCTGAGATTGCACAACATGGGTGGATGCATCCGCGTCATTGTCTGATTCAGTGGGAATGCTGAACGCCTGGAACGCTGCGTATTTGTAAGCTGCGCTCATCGCTTTGTTTGTGGCCTTGTCGCCGCTGTCCATTGCTTCGCCAAAGGTCTTAACAGTGTGTTTGCTGCCATCTTCTGCTGAAACAAAATCAAACTCAACCTCCACGGTCACATAGAACAAAGCTGCCCCGGCCTTGCTGGAGCGCTCCACGCATTCCCTGGTCAACACTCGCGGCAGGATGCAAAGCCCATGTTTAGCCAGGAGTGGGCTGATTGCGTTGTAAACATCGTCAATCCCTCGAAATTTGTACCCAGACCCTTGCGAGTTGGTGCGATCTTTGGTGATGCCAATGGTCGACAGTTCTGCCTGTACAGCGTTGATTGCTTGGTAGATTTTCATGCAACCTCCTTGATTTCCAATGGTTCTTTGTTTTCAGAAAACAAGTTAATTTCTGTCCTGTTGCCTTTGTCATCAGTGACGATCAGCTTGCGCCTCCAGAACAAACTGCCTGAACTGGTGGTCAATGCATTTGTCTCGGTCAATTCGAGCGTTGTGATTTGGTGAAGCATGATGGTTGTCATTTCATTTCCTTTCGTAAGCAAGTTCGATTTCCAACTCTTTGATGTGTTCGACTGCGTTAGCCAGCAGGTACGACATTTCGCGCAATTTGGAATGAAGCATCCCAACCTCAAACGCTAGCCTGTCCTCGGGCGGTGAACCTTCGTATGCACGGTTGGCAACGTCAGTGACGCCTGCCAGAATCTGATCTATGCTCATAGCTGAACTTTCTGGGTCTTGTGACCCCGTTTAGTAAAACATTGGACACTGCCGTTTTCCAGCTGCGTCCATCCTGCGTTCTCGCCACACATTTGTTGTGCAGCCTTCTCAAACCTCGCCAGACCCACCTGCTCACGATGAGTAGCCTTGGCATCAGCCGCCGCATCTTGTGCAGCCTGGTGATCGCTAGGCCCGTCCAGCAGGTATGCCGTAGACAGCACCGCCGCCATCGCTACAGCCAGCGTCCAATTGATTGTGTGATTCATTCTGCGTTCCTCCGGTTTTCGTAGCGTTCCTGGCCCTTGTCATACTGGTCATCTTCTGCTTTGGCTTCCATATCCTCAAGCGCTTCTTCCTCAATCGTGCCAGCCAGATCGCCAATCACTTCGCTGATATCAACGCCTTCCACTAAGGCCCACACCAGTTCGATGGCTGCTGCACTGCCAGGGTAATCGTAGGTGGCGCGTTCTTCTGCTTCAAAAGCCAGATAGCAATCCAGCACTAAGCCGCCGCTTGTCTCAAATCTGTGGTTGTACAGACCTTTGCAGTCTTCTTTGGTTGGCTTGTAGCCAGTTGTCCAGATGGGAGTTTTGTTCATGGTGTTCTTTCAGGGGCCGTAGCCCCGTTTGGTTTACTTACGTTCAACAGTTCCAACCAGTTCACCTTCCATGATGGCAAACAGAATTGCTTTGGCAATGTTGAGGGTTTGACGGGCGCGTTCCACATCGTTGTAAAGCATCAGTTCCTGGGCATCTGACATCAGGCCAGCAACGACCATGTTGCCGCCAGAGAACTTGTAAGTGATGGATTGTTTGACCTGTTGGATGTATTCTTTAATGTCAGCTACGCCGTACATTGTGAGATTGCGATTTGATGTTGCAGTTGTCATGATGCTTCCTAAAAGACCTCTACGTTGTGTTGAGGATTGACTGCATCATAAGCCAGCTTAAATGCTTGCGTCAAATACTTTGTTAATCTCCCTTAACTTTTGTCAGGTATTGACAGCTCTCACTCTGTAAAGCTGGCTTACAATCGGGCATGACTAAAGAACAGGCGATCACTCTTGCTGGCTCCCAGGCCAAGCTGGCGGCATTGCTAGAGATCAATTCTGCTGCT